TAGAAAGCAGATCGCTAGCGATCTGCTTTCTAGTCATATATGGGTCGGGCCCAGTCATGACTATCGTTGCGCTAGCGCAACGATAGTCATGAATGGGCTAAGATATAAGGCACTAAGAAATATGCCAATTAGGACTTAGGACTAGATGGGTCTTTGGGTTGCGTTGCTTTACGACGTCTAGGTAGCTTAATAGACGTTTTCCCAACATTGAGATTAGGTTCCTTCTCTTGTTTGTATACCTCGACCGGGGTGATCTCATATCGGCTTGCGGCGGGGCACGAGCGAGCTCCGCTCGCCGGGGCGTTGAGAGAGAGCATGTTGACATTTCCACCACATTCCCTGTACTTTTGAATACGACTCCTGAGGTGTTTGATGAGTGGGTTGAATTTGTCTTCAAAATCTATCACGATGGGTTTTACGTCTTGACGTCTCATGCAGCGGCCTAGGAACTGCTCAAAGTACTCAAGCACATCTGCTGCCATGCACAGCGCGTCAATCGGAGCGTGATCGAATCCAACACCTATTTTGGGTGTAGTGCCTATCAGGATCTTGGCAGACTTGTCGAACTCACGCGACGCCCCCACGATGGTCTCGCTGTCAACACCGGCTTTGCTGAAAAGGGCCTGCAGCGTCCTAGCGTGCTCGACGCGCTTCACCAATATGAGCCAGGTCCTCTCCGGAAAGCAACACACCACGTCGACAATGATCTGATTCCTCTTTACATCATCTGCCTGAGACGTGAGCACAGAAGACCAGTCGAGCTTACCGGTATGTGGTTGAATACGCGTCTCAGGCCTGAAGTCGGTCTTGACGCAATACACGGTGTGCTTCCTAAACAGCTTGCTACCTACCACTCTTGAACCAAAGAACCAGGTGATTGCAGGCTCAAAAGGATCCATCTTGGGACGGTACGGGGTGGCTGAGAGACCAACTAGGTAGTCTGGTTGAAACTTGAAGAACGCCCTGTGAAGCACCTTGGTCACGATTTGATGCAACTCATCCACGACCACCAGTTTGATGTGTTCAAAGTCGCTGGGAATGAAGCGCGTCTCGTTAATGGGTTTCTTCAGGATGATGGGGTTCATGAGATAGACGTCGGCGTCGGGGTCCACGGCCTTGTTGGATGTGATCTTGGTTGTCTTCTTGTTTGGCGCGTACTTGGCGATCGCGTCCCGCCATTGATCCATGATCATGGCCTGCTTCACGAAGATGACCGTGGGGACGTTGATTGTGCATATCATCTCAATTGAAGTAACGGTCTTACCGAAGCCAGGCTCAGCCGAGATCACTATGGAGCCAGTCTCGTTGAGGCTCCTGATGGCGGCGTCGCGTACTAGCTGCTGATGAGGTCTAAGGGTACCCATAAAGTCACTGGAAGAACTAGGAGGCTTTGTTTCGGGTAAGGCATCAACGGTGGGGTCGGTTAATTTGGGATTGTTATTGGGATCACTACAGGGAGAGGATGACAGAAAGGAAGTGCTGGGTGTTGACATTGACATACGTCGTGCGAAACTGAAAGGGAGAACCACAGAGCGGCCCGAAGACTCTTTCACAACATCGAATACACCAACATCTTCGTTATCGCATGTGATTGTCAATGTTCTATCGATGTGTTTCTTGTCATGGTCAGCCAGACCATTAAGGCGTAGTTTAACAGACATTTTTACTAAGTTCAATATCCTTAGGGGGTTAAATTCAAATCGCCTACATATAAACGATGAATATGTTCCCCTTCTTTATCGAGTGTAGCAAACACTACCAAGACGAACCACACAAACAGAAGTTCCTTCAGAAGCTCGCCTTCGGCCATGGCATCCACATCATTAAACGCAAGGATAAGAGCATCCTCGTCACGCCCAACGGCGAATTCGTCATACCGACAGTTTACTCAGACAAGGCTCGCCGCGATCTGGCCAATAAGCTGTGGGATGTGAACGACTTCACGCGCCTGGGTGACTGTATCGAGGAGACGAGGCAGAACTGGCACACCACCAGGAAGAAGGACAAGATTTACCTCCTCTACAAGTATGTCGCCTCGTTAACCAACCTCACCCGATCTCAGAAGATGGCCGTGTGTAACATCCTCATATTGGCCCTACTACTCAAGATGATCAAGCCCACAGACCTCGACTACAGCGACAGCAAGATAGCGGGCGTGAGCGAAGACCTCATGAAAAGGGAAACGTACACACAGATGAACTTCGCGTTCGACTACTCGATCCCGCAGCGCACCAGGACGAGTGACGCGTGCACGACCACCGCGTACACGGTTGATGAGGAAGATGATTGATGACCACAATGAGTAATCAAGGTCAAAATTCCAAAATCAAGGAAGCAGACTTAACCCATATATGACTAGAAAGCAGATCGCTAGCGATCTGCTTTCTAGTCATATATGGGTCGGGCCCAGTCATGACTATCGTTGCGCTAGCGCAACGATAGTCATGA